ACTCAATCAGCTCTGTACTTACTCTGGCGGCGTCTTCACAGTCAACCCTCTTGCTTATGTTTCAACGTCAGGCGTTGCAATGCTTTGCGTTGTTTCAGGTGTAATGGCAGCTGCAGCTTCTCCAGGCTTGCAATTGACTGCATCTTACGCGATCGCAGATTCATTCGGCGCTACCGCAGCTACTGGCGATACTCTCGTCATTCCAAGCTTCGAGTCTGACTTCGGTGCAACTCCTGCTCCTCTCATTCCTGAGATTGACATCAAGATTGAATCAATTGCAGTAACTGCAACAACCCGTAAGCTCCGTGCTCGCTGGTCGCCAGAACTCGCCCAAGATCTCAATGCATACCACTCGCTAGACGCTGAAGTAGAACTTACTCAGATTCTTTCTGAGCAGATTGCACTTGAACTTGATCGTGAGATTCTTAACGACTTGCTCACACAAGCAAACGGTGCTTCACTCTACTGGTCGCGTTCACCTGGTAAGTTTGTTAACAAACAAACTGGTGCAGAAATCACTCGTGCTTCTTCACTCAACCCCGGCCCGAACTTCACTGGTAACGTCCGTGAATGGTATGAGACCCTCATCGAGACAGTCATCGATGCATCAAATGAAATCCACAGAAAAACCCTCCGCGGCTCTGCAAACTTCATGGTTGTATCACCTGACGTATCGACGATTCTCGAAGCATCTGTTGCTTACAAACCGCACTACTCGTTAGACGGTCAAGGTCAAGTCGGTTCTTCATTCTCGATTGGCGCAACTCCAATCGGTAGCCTCAGCAACCGCTTCACAGTTTACAAAGACCCTTACTTCCCACGTAACAAGATCCTTCTTGGCTACAAGGGCGGAAGCTACCTTGAAACTGGTTATGTGTACGCACCTTACGTACCGCTTATTGTCACCCCGACAATATTCGCTCCGGAAGACTTTACTCCGAGAAAGGGTGTCATGACACGTTACGGTAAGCAGATGGTTCGTTCCGACTTCTTCGCAACAGTCACTGTGCTCGATCTCAACATCATCTAATAGTAATTCAAGTTACATTATTTAGAAATTAAGACTTAACAAGTAACGTAGTAAAACAACGCACCAAGCATTATAATGCTTGGTGCGTTTATTTTTATTTGCACATTAACAATTAAACAACACTGGAAGTTAACATAATGGAATCACATACTTGCAAAATATGCAATCAAACATTCGAAACAGGTAAAAAACTATCAAATCATATTTCATCAAATCATAAAATCGACAGCATAGAATATACAATAAAATGTTGCTACAATGGAATTCGTCCTCTTTGCAAAAATTGCGGTAAAGAAACAAGATATGTTGCATTTTCATTTAAACAATTTTGTAAAGATTGTTCACATGTTGCAGAAAAATTAGGCGGTCAAAAAGGTGGTAAAGCGCCAGCCTGGAATTCAGGTTTGACAAAAGAAACAGACGAGAGGCTTGCAAAACAAGCTGCAGCACAGACGGGTGAAAATAACGCATTCTGGGGACGACAACATACAGAAACATCGATTCAAAAAATGAGAGTAAAACAGACTTCAAATGCAATTAGATTGATGAGTGAAGGAAAAATCGGTCCAAAGAAATATAAGTCTTGCTTTAAGTTTAATCCATTTACTCAAAAAGATGAATGGATGCACTCGTCGTGGGAAACAAAATTCCTAGATGAGTGCATCAATGAGAATATACCAGTGTATAAAAATGCAAAATTTACAATATCGTATATTGCAAAAGACAATATTGAACGTCAATATGTACCTGATTTTTTAACGCTCGATGATTCGACAATATATGAAGTCAAAGGTGTTTGCACAGATGCAGACTTGTTAAAATTCGACGCTGCGAAAAAATGGTGCGATGAAAGAAACATGAAATTTATTGTTATAAGTTATGATAGTCATCATAACAAACGAAAAATAATTTTTCAATCAAGCCAAAGTTAATTCGTAACATTTGCAAATTTAACATACGCTCAGATATATAAAGAATATGCAAATATAAATTTGCAACAAGGAGTACATATATCATGGGCGTAAAACTTACATACAATTCAACGGCAGGTCTTAGTCAAACAGTAGGCACAGGCGTTGATTTTCAAACAGACGCAATTTCATTTAACGCATTCCCGACTGTTCCAGTCCAAACAATTACAACTTCTGCAACTGTAACAAAGCCAGGCGTTTACACGATTTCTGGTTCTACAGCATTGACTGTTGTAATGCCACTTGCATCAGACGTACCCGGTGGGTATTTCGTATTTAGAAATGCATCAGTGCATGCACATTCATTGACCGGCTCGGCAGAAACTTCTGGCGTCAAAGTATTCGTCGGCGGATTTAACATCAGCGGTTCTGATGGTAGCAGAATTTCAACTGCAGCGTCTCTAAATGCATCAGTGTCACTACGTTCTGATGGCGCTCGCTATTGCCTTTCAGCGCACAATGGTACAGTGACATTCGCTGGCATCTAGTTTTTAAATCAACATAACTTTGAAAGCGCATGACAAAAATCATGCGCTTTCTTTGTTTTTGAATACTTAATAACATGAGAAAAAGGATAAACATGGCAATCATTCCCTTGACAGAACAACAAATTCACGTTTTACAAATGTCACTTAAAAAAGAAGCGTCGCGAATTCAAAAACTTGCAGATTCAGCTGTCGCAACTGTTAAATCAGCTGCTATTGAAATTGAAAAAGACGTTGCAGAAGTCAAAGAGTCTGTTGAATCAATTGTTGAAGCTGCACAAGAAGTTTCGCAACAAGTTCAAAAAGCTCAACGTGGCTTTAAAAAGAAATCAGCAGAATAATACAGATAACTTCTGTTGAATCTTAAGACCAAATCAATGGTGACATATTGTTGCGCTTTAAGATTCAACAGAATAACACTAGAATTCATTTATGAAATATCGATTGCTACGTGAGCTTATCTTAGAAATCATCAAAAAGTCTGGTGATGAGTGGATTGTTTATCCAAAAAATGGTGGAAAACGATTAGGTACACATAAGTCGAAAAAGGCTGCACTTCGACAGCTTAAAGCAATAGAAATATCAAAAACAAACAAAGCAGGCAAAAATTAGCCTGCTTTGTTTTTCAATTGCGATTAACGTGCTTCAAATACTAATGTGTTAAACATGACTGTTGTTAGACCATCGCCACCGAATGTAACAGGTCTAACCCACACGTCAGACCCAGACGTAGAACCCGTTAGCGTGCCTGTGATTGGGAACCATGCAGTTGCTTGTGCAGCAACTGTGTTAAACATAAGTGAAGGATTGTTTGTTAATGTTGTAAACCAGCTCCATGACGCTTGGTCACGACTCCATTGAAAGCCAATTGAGCCAGTGAAGCTTCCTGTTGATGATCCACTCGTATACGCACATGCTCTTACGTCTGTGTAAGAAGTAAAATCAAATTTCGTACGAAACATTGAATTTCGAAATTCAGAAACTGCGGGGGGCATATTAACACACGGAATAAGATTAGTATCTGTTATAGACAAACAAACTGTTGTTGACATCGTAACCTCCATTGTTTAATTATCATAAACAAATTACATAATTTAACTTTGTAATACTTTGTACTGTATAAAAAATTCATTTATTTCATTTCTAAAATGTAAGATATTTAATATTGGGCGGTATTGATGTCAACTTTTACAACTACAGACTCACCAACGCCATTTGGCGTGTTTGATTCAGACACAACGTTTCAATCAGACGCTGATAAGATGGTTGTTTTTGTCAAAAGAAAGCTGGGTGACGACGTTTTAAGCGTTGAATTAACAAAAAAACAAATTTGGGCAAACTTAGAAGAAGCGTGTTTTGAATACAGCAATATTCTTAACCAATATCAAGCAAAATCGACATTGTTAAATTATTTGGGATATTCGACGGGCTCACAATCAGGACTTGAAGCTGCATTTCCAAGAGAAAACTTAGAATATCTTGCACGTTTCGCGGATCCATATGCATCTGAGGCGGGTATTGGTGGATCGTACAACATGTACTCAGGTTCTATTGCATTAATCCCAGGACAACAAGATTATGATTTATATACAGACTTAAAAAATGCTAGCGGAACTGCACTTTATAGTTCTGCGTCTAATTCTTCACCAAAATCGAAAATGAGAATAATGGAAGTGTTCCATTTTAATCCACAAGCAGCATATCGCTTTTTTGATACGACATCAGCAACGAATTATTTAAACAATGAATTTAGCTTTGAATCATTCACACCAGAAACAATATTTTATGTTTTGCCCGTTTTTGAAGATATTCTTCGTGCAGGTCAGCTTGATTTATCAAACAGAGTAAGACGATCAAATTATTCTTATGAAGTCATTGGCACAAAAATAAGAATTTTTCCAATGCCGACGTCACTTTCAGCAATAGGAAGAAATTTATTTGTTAGAGTCAAGTTTTGGAACAATCCAATAAATCCTGCATTTCAAGATGAAACGATATGGGGTGTCAACAATCTTTCAAATGTTCCATTTGGTAATTTAACATATGCAAGAATTAATAGCATGGGTCTACAGTGGATAAGACAATATACACTTGCGCTATCGATGGAACAGTTAGGTATGATAAGAAATAAGTTTACGTCAGTTCCAATTCCAGGAGGTACAGTTACTTTAAATGGCGCTGATCTTGTTGGCAAAGGACGCGATGACAAAAAAGAATTAATTGCTAAGCTCAAAGAAATGCTTGAAACGCTGACATATGATAAACTAATTGAGAATGCAGCAAATCGTTCTGAGAATATCATGAAACAACTTTCTAAGATTCCTATTCCTAATGGAAAAGCAATCTTCACAGGATAATAATGGCCCGCTTATTCATATCAGAGCGTGAAATTGATTTTATTAATGACATTGCAAAAGAAATTGTCAAAGACGTAATTGGGCAAAAAATCTATTACTTTGCAATTAGCAATATCAAATCAAATGTGCATGATGTCTACGAAGAGTCACCTGATAAAATTTTTGAAAATCCAATATGTATTGACGCACTTGTAAAATATTCACCGCAAGATGTTAGAACAAATAGATTTGGCTCTGAAGAGTACTATACTATTGAATGTTACATTCAGTATAGAGATTTGCTTGATAAGCAAATTGCTGTCCACGAGGGCGATTTCTTCTCATACGGCGATACGTTTTTTGAAGTTATTAAAGCACCAAAATCTGATGTTATTTTTGGTCAAGTTGAACACAAGACATACGTAACACTAACAGGTAAACAATCAAGAAAGGGCCAGTTTTTGTCAAAAATATTTGGACCGACGTCAGAACAATATTCAGACGAAGATGCAATTCAAACAACATTCGTTCAACAGCGCGGTGCTAAAGAAAATCGCCTTGGAGAAACAGGTGATGTTAGAGACATGCAAAAGAAAGGAATTCTTGATGCTCCGCTATCTGGCCCAGCTGAAGTATCTCCCAGAGGCGATAACGGCTCTAGATCTTCATTCTATGACGAGACTTAAAAATGCCGCCTAAAGAAAAATTAAAAAAGGGATATGAAGGGTTTAATGTACCTGATGACTTTAATCTTCCACCTTGCGGAATTGAAGATGTTGATAGAGCTGTGTTTGAATTATTTGACAAACGATTAGCATTTGAAGTCAAAGTCAAAGAAGCAACTGTTAAAGTACCAGTTGTCTTTGCTGCAGGAGAAAGATTTGCTTTAACAAAAAGAGCAAAACCGATAAGAGATAAAAACAATGCATTGATTTTGCCACTTATCGCATTAAAACGCACAAACATCGGACATAGAACAGAGTCAGAAGTTGGTGGCACTGCGATTTCATTTCGTCAAACTGGCGATTATATCATAAGACGTCGTCTTGATGCGACAGATAGAAATTATCAAAACATAGTAAACAAACTATCAGTAAAAAATCAAGACAATGTTACATCAAGAAGCCATTTTATTGAAAATCAAGTTTCTCCTGGGCAGTTATCTATTCCGGGCACGACTTCATCGAGAAGAAATGGTAGCGGAATTGCATATGGCTCTGGTAAATTAAACACTCCGCTAGACAAGTCAAATTTAGGTCAAAACATCTTTGAGATTATCACAATACCGTACCCACAGTTTGTTGGATTAACATATAATGTTGTGTTCTGGACACAATATATGCAACAAATGAATCAGCTGCTTGAAACGCTAATGATGAAATTTGATGGTCAAGGGCATGAATTTCAAATAACAACTAACAAAGGTTACGTATTTACTGCATTTGTTCAAGGACCGTTTGGTAATAGCGATAACTTTGATAACTATACAGACGAAGAAAGAATTATCAAATACAGCTTTGACATAAAAGTGCCAGCATACATTCTTGCGCCCGCACATCCTGGTCTCGGAACTCCATTTAGAAAGTTCCAATCAGCACCTGAAGTCAATTTTGGTATCTATGAGTCGCGAACTCAAATAGCAGAAAAACAAGATAAAGTATCTGCAGAAAGTCATGTTAATAAATTCATATTGTCAGATTTGCACAATCTTGACGCAGACGGTAATCAAATTCTTTCACGCGGCGAAGATTATGTCAAAGCCGTTGTTAAGAATGGTGAAAAAAATGACTATGAAAAAATCATTTATCGTGATGCAAGATCAGGCGAACAAATAGTTACTGCTAGAAAGGTTTCTCTAATAGAAGATGATAAGATTTAGAGATTTCTTCATAGTGACGGGATATTTATAGTTAAAGTGCGTACGGAGCAAAAATGGCCGAAATAACTTATCGTTCTCCTGGGTTTTTTGATACGGAGACTGATCTTTCAGTGAGTACTGCAGTGGGCGTAACTGCAACTCCTGCTGGCGTTGTCGGGCCAAGTCCAACAGGTCCCGCTTTCGTGCCTGTAACTGTCACGTCAACTGCAGATTTTCTTAATCAATTTGTTGGAACTTCGCAAGAAAAAAATAATTCATACTATGCTGCACAAGAATTCTTCAAAAGCGGTAATGCTTTAACGTTTGTAAGAACGCTCGGCGTCGGATCAAACTCAACACTTAGCGATATCACCACTACACAAGCACAGGGAACTGCAAAAGGTGCAGGTTTTGTTATTACAGGATCTACAACATATGACAATAAAACGCAGGGAACTGTACAATTCATTGTTGCAAATCATGATGTCAACTCTTCACTAAACTGCTCGTATCCAATTCTTATTGACAACGATAGCTTTGGCGCGACACCCGCAGGTGGATCAGCAAAACTTGTAAGAGGCATGTTGTTATTCCCAACAGGAACGCGAGCACAAATTCTAAGCCACGATCAATACTACACACCTTCAAACGTCATAGACGATGCTGCAACTATTCAATCGACAACGACTGCTCAAAATTACAATACATTTAAACTTGTAATTTCATCTTCTGCAACAGGATTTGGAACAGCAGATGGTTACACTGGGATCAAGATTTACACAGCATCACTTGACGTTTCAAGCCCGTCATATATTGGAAACGTTTTAAATACTTCTCCTTCATTATTTCAAGAAAAGCAACACATACTTTACTTTGATTATGCAGTTGAAAAAGAAATTGCATCTGTTTCAACTGCAACAGATAGCGTTGCATTATTATCTGGCTCATTGAATACATCAAATCGTTCGGGAATTCCTACGCAGCGATTTATTGATGCATTTGGTCGCTTTGATTCAAGATTCACGTCAGCAAAGACAACAAAATTTATTTCGCAACCTTATGGAAAGTCAGAATATGACTTGTTTCACTTTGAAACAATAAGTGATGGTGCTGCAGCAAACGAGTTATTTAAAGTCTCTATTACAAACTTGAAGCGCTCAACAGACCCACAAAATCCTTGGGGAACGTTTACAGTGCAAATAAGAGATTTCGCAGATGACGACTTAAACCAAAAAGTACTCGAGCAATATCCGAATTGCACGCTAAATCCAGATGACGATCAGTATATTGCCAAAGTTATTGGTGACAAGAAAGTTTATTACAATTTTGATGCAACTAATACGCTCGATAGAAATTTTGTTTCATCTGGCAAGTACCCAAATAACTCAACAAGAGTTAGAGTCGTTGTATCAAATGATGTTTCGACAAAAAATATTCCAAAAACTGCATTACCATTCGGATTCAGAGGAATTCAGACACAGAAATTTACGTCAGGTTTGACTGATACTGACTTGCCTGATTTAAGCAATCGTTTAAGTGGTGTTTTGTCAGGTACAGCATTGTCACTTACGTCATCAATTGTCCCGCCGATTCCAATGCGTTACAAAGTAACTTTAGGTGCTACGACATCTTCACCAGCATTTACGGGGTCAGTTGGCACTTCTGAGTCGGTAAATGGTAATCTTTATTGGGGCGTCAAATACGATTTGTTCCCATCTACAAACGATTCATTGGGCGCAGGCGCAATCTATCAATCAAATGCGCCGACGTCAATCAACCCATTGATCAAGACATACGCAAATTTCCCGGGAATTGAAAAACTTGACACGCTTGTAACAGGATCTGCTGCAGATGCATTGAATAATAACAAGTTTAGCTTGTCACGTATTGCATTGTACAATTCTAAGGGTTCGGGCACTGCACTCCAAGCAGCGGTCAATAATTTGACTGGTACACTTGAACAACACATGGAAAATGCAGTCTACATTAGAAATGCTACACCAGATGTTGCAGACGGAACAGTCACAGACGGTTCTATTACAGGTAGATTAACATTCGGAACAATGGCACTTATCACATCATCTTCAATATTTAATCGTTTTTCACCATATATGAAATTTACTAACATGTTTTATGGTGGTTTCGATGGTTTAAATATTCTTGATGCTGACATGTCAGCGATGAATGATAAAGCAACTTCGAATGAGACATTAGGAAAAGCAAAGTCAGGTCTTAATATCGGTCTGAATACTACAGCTAACTTCTACACATCAGGACCGACAAATGCGCTTGTAAGTGCATATCGTGCTGGTGTAGATATCGTTACTAATGGCGGCACTTCTAAAGTAAACATCGTTACAGTACCCGGTATTAGAGACTCATACATCACAGACTACACTGCAGCAGCAACAAAGAAATATGCAAAAGCAATCTATCTTATGGACATACCTGCATATGAAGACGACGGTACAAGAATCTTTGATACTACAACAATTCCAGACGTGACAAAGACAATCCGTCAGTTTGCTGGTCGAAATATCAATAACAACTATGTCGCAACATATTTCCCAGACGTATCGATCTCTGATACAACGTCGAAGACGGTCGTTAGTAAACGCGTAAGAGTGCCATCGTCTATTATTGCACTTGGCGCACTTGCGCAAAATGATTCAAAAACATACCCGTGGTATGCACCCGCAGGATTTAATAGAACAGCACTTTCTAACGTTGTAAATCTAGCAGTTAGACTATCAAGTGCTGATCGCGATGCGCTGTATGACGCAAGAATAAATCCTATTACGTCATTCCCTGGGCTTGGCTTTGTTATCTTTGGACAAAAAACATTGCAATTATCTAAGTCTTCGCTTGATCGTGTGAATGTTCGTAGGCTTATGATTGAACTAGCAAGAATTGTTTCGGCAGTCGGTCTTCAATTTGTATTCGAACCAAATACTTCGAATACAAGAACAAGATTCAAAAATGCATTAACACCGCAGCTTGCAACAATTCAAGCGCAAAGCGGCATTGACAAATTCTCAATCATTGTAGATGAATCAAACAATACACAGCAAGACATAGAATCTAACAAGTTAAATGGAAAAATCGTAGTGTATCCAACGAAAGCAGTTGAATTTATTGCGTTAGATTTTATCATAACAAATTCAGGTGTCGAATTTGTCTAATACTTACTATAAAGGTTAAAAGATGTCAACTTTATCATATCCTGGCGTAACAATAACTGAGGTTGATTCTTCAACTAGAACTGCAAAGACCTCGACGGGCACACCTGTGGGTGTTATTGGCACTGCAGCGTCTGGTCTTGCTTTCGTGCCACTTACATTTAATTCATATTCAGATATGACAAATGTTTTTGGTGTAAGTGGAAATCGATTTGGTCCAATCGCTGTTAATTTGTGGTTAAATGGCGGCTCAAATAACAATGCTACATATTTGCGTGTTCTTGGCGCGGGCGATGGTAAAACGAGAGCTACTGACGGGTCAGTAACAAATGCGGGCTTTGTAGTCGGAGAACAGCAAGTAACAGATTCAGGTATTGTTGGTGCAAACCCATATGCATCTGCGGGCGGTGTC